TTTCCATCCGGATGCTCCAACGTTTGAGTCCCATCCTTCAAGGTGAAATGCAAGGGCAGCTCTGCATCTGCATCTGACCTGAATTTGATCATCTCCTCTGTTGTCATTTTTGTTCCATCTCCTTTTATTGCATCAGATATCATCTTGATTATCATCCTTTCCCTGCTCTTTATAAAATCAATCTTGGCATGTATATGCATATAACCATCAGGTGCTATTCTTTTATCAAGAATCTCAACTACATATCGACCGCTCATCAGAATTTCTCTTTCAAAATAATACTGTGAATTGTGCTGGATAGTCGTTCCAAATTCCACTGACCCCTCCTCCAGCACCAAAACAACTCCGGTATGTTTTGACCCGGCAAAACTCCGGGCTCTTTCGTACTTTGTTGAAAAGCTTGCAATTGCATCCAGATGGTATTTATCACCTATCTCCTTTCCTTCAAAGAATTCTCTTTTATATTTCATGCCCCTCCAGATCAACGGTCCATCCTTTGCCTTTTTCGGCTTATATTTGGCAGCAAAGTCAAGGTAGTCCTCAATCATATTGGCTTTTCTGAGCGCTTGTGGATTATAAGTCTTCCCCATTTGAGCATGTCTAATGATTTTATATTCATTACCTGTAAAATCCCTGATATACCTTGCAGCAACCTTGGCCACACTTTTTGGACACTTGACCCCCATAACACCAGCGTCCTCTATGATCAAAGCACTGCTTTGCTCATTATTAAGGCGCTGTCTCAAATGAGACCTCCAGAAATCCTCTGGCTTTTTTCCAAAAGCAACTGGAGGCATGCCAACATCAACCTTCCGGTATTTCTCCAGCTCTTTTATGATCGTTTTTCGTCTGGCAATGATTGTGCTGGCCAGATCCGTTCTCTCAAGCCCTGCAGCCTTCACAGAATTCCGGATCTTTTTATCAGTCAGCTTGTTAAGCCATTTGACGTAAAAATCCGGACCCTTTTTCATCGTATCCGGGAGGATCGGATTAAAAACCTTGCCCGCTTTCCTGCCCGGTAAAAGGATTGACTCCAGCTCCGGGACCGCTGCAGTGTAACTCTTGACCCCTCCCTGAGCCCGGAAGACAAAAGATCCGCCCTGATCGATGATATAAAACTTCCGGCCCCTCTTCACAAGGTTGTCATAGTCAAAGCCCACAACATCCCAATTGCCGTTTAATGCAGCATTGAGATAATGCTGTGTGAGCTGCTTTTTCTCATGAGCTGTCCACTTCTTGCCCTTGATCTTGTCCAGCGGGATAGTGTCATCTATCCACTCAAGCAGCACTGCAAGCCGTTTTTTCCCGTTGTATTCCAGCGTTTCAAGACGTGATTTCGGAGCGCCCAGACCCAGCTTATTGGAGAGATTGTTGGCCAGAAATTCCATTCTTGATTGATCGGCATTATCATAAAACTTGGCATAATATTCTTTGCCATCTGGCCCGGTCACCTTAGCGCCCGGATTAGTGCCAAGCTTGGATCCGTGGACCTTCCAACCCTTTGGCTTTTCAGGCATAATATAGTCATCTATGACCGGATAGTCAAACTTGGCCCTTGGAGGCTTAGGTGGTGACGGAGGCTCCGGTTTGAGTTTCGGTTTTGGCCATTTCTTGGGTTTTGGTTTTGGCTTCTCAGGCTTTGGCTTCTCCGGCTCGATATGTGACGGCCCCTTGTCGTTAATATGAGACCCCGGAGGATAAATAAACTCCGCCACAGTGACGGTCCTGCATCTGGCATGGTATGGAGGCAAGCCAATCTTGCCCTTTTTGATCTGTTTGTTGATATCCTTGGCTGACCTCAGCTTCTTCTCAGCGTCCTGATCTTTCCACCACGGCCACGCAGCCTTGATCTTCTCTTTGTCCATGGTCTTGCATGCATCAAAGTAGTTGTTGACCTGTTTTCTAAGATCCTTGACCGCTATGATATGCCCATGCATGCGCCTGCAGAATTCCGTGGTCTTTTCATCCAGATGAGCCCTTACTTTAATGGCCTCAATGCCTGCATCCTCATACCCGGACACACGGCCAATTTCCCGGATCTTTGTGCAGACATGATCCGCCAAAAGGTCCCAATATGAATCCGGCTTTTTTACAAGATCCTTGAAATGGACCCTCAAGAGCTCCTGCATGTCTTTTCGGTTGTATCCGCCTTCAAAGTAGTCCTGCAGCGCTGCCTTAAAACCTTCCTGCATGTTGTCACTGTAATATGAGCCGATCCAGAAAAGAGTATCTTCTTCAAGGACTTTCAGGCTCTTCATGTCCGGAAGATTCCACATGAAAGAGACTCCGGCTGCTGCCGTCACAGTCCCTTTGCCCATTTGATATGCAGCTTCATGGATTGGAATGAGTGGCTTCCTGCAGGCCTCTGAGTAGCTGCTGCCAAGGTTCACTGAGAGCTGATCCTCTATCATTTCCAGCTCCTCCCATGTCATGGCTCCCTCTATATTCTCAAGCTGTGATATGGCTGTAATAAGTGCTGTCTGGGCCTGTTTTTCCCATGTCTGGGACAGGATGTCTTTCATTTGATCGATCACAACATCAATGGACTTCTGGGATAGCATGTAAGAAGTCACCCTTTTCACCACTGCCAACCCTGAAATGATATCACTGTGTCTCACTATGATTGATGGACTATTAAGCGCCATTGTTCACCAATGCCTTTCTGACCTCAAACATTTCCCGGCCTGTTGCAAGAGCTATTTTTAAAAGCATGTCATCAAGGTCTTGATTCTCTGACTCATAAGTTTTCTTGGAGTGCATGCACTTCTGGCAAAGCCGGACCCGGACAATTAACGATCCAAAGTCTCTGGTGCTAATCACTCTGAAATCACCTCCACAATTTGGACACTTCATCTCATCTCCTTGATGTTATCACCCGGCCTCCGGATATGACCCGGCCTTTCTGAGACTGGAAATAATCAAGCAACTGACTGGTACTGTCCACCTGATCTGCAAATCTTGAGTTTGGGAAAAAGGTGCATTCATGAAGAAAATCAGCCAGCCAACTTGCATTTTCCAGAAGATAGACGTTTCCCGCCTCGATCAACGGAGCCACCAGACCGGCCCTAACCAGCTTGTCATCCTTGTTGGCCTTCACTTGAATGATCGGAAGCCTTGTCTCTCTTTTTAGGTCCTGACAAACACTAATCCCGGAGGCCTTGTCCTCCACAAGGACGGCTCTTGGCTTCCACTTGTTGGCATAAGATACAATGGCCCGCTTTAGATCCGGGTATTCAACCCGCTCCCTGAAAAGATCTATCAGGCAATACCCTTTTTGAAACTCCGCCCAAGTTGTCCCAACCGTATAAGCATTTTCCTCACCCTTCTTGAAGGCTGTATCCCATGATTGGACAATCTGCTTATAACTTGGGATGGCCCGCAAATAATTGAACCACTCCCTTTTCCAGATTCCACCTTCTGATGGAGCAGGAGTCTGCTGGAGCTGTCCAGCTGCAGCCCTCGACCCTAAACGGATCTTTAAATCATCAATAGAGGCCCGGTTGAATCTCTCCGGCCAGAGCAACTCCTTCTCATGCTCTCTTGGATCCTCCCAGCCCAGAGACGTATAATGCTTTTTACCCTCATACTCTGCAGGCAAACAAAGATGATCATACCCGCCCTGATCCAGCACATGCCCTGACAAATCCGCCTCATGAACTCTCTGCATGACAATCACAACGGCTGCAGTCTTTGGATCATTTGCCCGTGTTGACATGACCTGATCCCACCACTCAAGGGTTGACTCCCTGACAGCTTCGCTCTCAGCCTCTTTGACATTGTGCGGATCATCACACACAATCCGGTCTCCCCCCTCACCAGTGCCGACTCCGCCCACTGAAGTGGCAATCCTGTACCCGGTCTTGTCGTTCTCAAAACGTGTCTTTGCATTCTGATCTGAAGTGAGTTTGAAGGTCTCACCCCAATTTTTTTGATACCATGGAGACTGGATCAACCGTCTGCACTTCAGGCTGTCTCTGGTACTGAGCGATTGAGCATAGCTGGAAAAGAGCCACCTTCTGGCTGGGTTTTCTATCCACTCCCAGCATGGCCAGCAAACTGAGACAATGATTGATTTCATATGCCTTGGTGGCATGTTGATTAAAAGGCGCTTGATCTCACCTCTTGTCACGGCCTCCAGATGCTCACAAATGGCCTCAATATGCCAGTTGTGGAGGTATAAGGTTGCTGGCTCTATAACGTGCCAAGCCTGCCTGACAAACTCAGACAGGCTATTCTTGGCCAGATCCGCCTTTTCAGCCTCAGCCTCTGAAACGATCTTTTTAAGTGTTAGGCCACCTAACAGTTGATCGAATAGCTCTTCTTTTCTGGAGATTGATAATGATTCGTTCACGAACATCAGGTGCCACTTCTCCTATTGCCTTGATCACTTCCTCTTGAAACTCCGCCACAGCCTTTGCATCATAGAGCGTTTGAAAGATATCCAGCTGGAGTTTGAGTTGGCTCCTGATCTCCTGCATATACTTTTGAGCCAGCTCCCTTGGATCCTTCATGTTTATTAGCTCTGCAACTGTCTCCTGATTCTTTCCATACTTGACGTTATAGATCTGTTTTTCAAGGATCCGGATGGCCTCAGTATCTCCCCGGTTCCAGCGCATCAGGAGCTCAAGCATCTCGTTTGCATATTCATTGATCTTCTGCAGCTGCTCAATGGCATTGATCTGCTTTTTGACGATGACAGGCGCCCTTCTCTTTGTGGTGGTATAGTCTACCCTTGCTCGATTAAGGCCCTTTAACGTCTTGCTGACTGCAGATGCAGTCACCCCAAAATGCTTTGCTATGGCTTTCTGTGGAATACCCTTGTCAAGCATTTCGCTCATCTCTTTAGGATCTATTTTT